TTATATAATTATGCTTATTACGGTTCTTTATATGATAGAATAAGAACATCAGTTGATAACATAATATTAAATTGGTGTGGTTCATTATTTGTTAATAAATATAATAACGGTAATAATTATAATACAATTAATAATTATATCTACAATAAGTATGATGATATAAGTAGTTTTAGTATACCATTATTTTTAGTTGAAAATAAATTTTTATTAGATTTAACTAATAATATTGTTAGTGATACTATATCAGATGACATTAAATTATTATCTCAACAATATTTAAAATATAATGTTTTAAATATTGATACTAATACTGAATATCCTGTATTAAATTATACTGGTTTAACCAATAGCAATCAAACTACACTTTATTTTAGTGTTAAAGGTAATCCATTCCCAAGTGCATCTGGTGGTACATTATCAACATCGTATCATATAAAACCAAATGAAACTGAATACGCTTATTTTTATAATAAATTAGATGATTTTGAAAAATATTTAATTAATAGTGATAGTACACCTAAATTTACTATTTCAGTAAAAGTACCAATTATTAATGAAGATGAAGATATTATAATTTATAATGAAAAAAATTATACATGGACTACAAATGATGGTTACAATATTGATATAGATACAAGTTCATTTAAAACGTATTTAAATGATTTAACTTCATTATCAACTACATACGATGATTTTAAAACTGATATTATTTACAGAATGTTAGTACCAACATCAGTAATAAACACTGATACAACTGTTTTTAATAAATCAAAACAAATAAGTAGAATATTAGGTAGAGAAGTTGATGAAATTAAGAAATTTATTGATGGTATAGCTTTTGTTAATACGATTTCTTATGATAAAGTTGAAAATACACCTGATTTATTTATAAAAAATTTAGCACAAACATTAGGTTGGAAAACTTTTAATACATTAGAAACTGATGATTTATTTAACTCTATTTTCAGTAAAGATATACAAGGTGTAAATAATTCTTTATCAGCAAATGAATTAGATATTGAATTTTGGAGAAGAATATTATTAAATACAAATTATTTATTTAAATCAAAAGGTACGAGGAAAGCAATTGAGGCTATTTTTGTATTAATAGGATTACCTGATTGCTTCATTGAAGTTAATGAGTATGTTTATACTGTTGATGGTAAAATAAACCCTAACGACACATCATTACCTGATTTAATATATCCTTTAAATACTGAATTAACTAAATTACCTTATGATAGTGAAGGATACCCTGTTGCATCAAATGAAATTAGTGATTATTATTTTCAAATAGCTGGTGATTCAGATTTTGGTCAAAGTTATTTAGATGTATATAGAAAACTAGGGTTTAAAATACATAAAACTATTGATAATAGAAAATCATGGGTATATTCAACAGGAAAGACAACACATTATGATGATTTTACTAATACAGAAACTAATTATAGTGTTGATAGTAGTAAATTAATTATTAATACAAAAGAAATTGGTATTTTTATTGACCCAATCAAAGCAATTGAATGTGATATTTATGATTATAACTTTAAATATAATTATCCAGTATCTTCAACTGGTAGAACAACTCCACCATATCCAGATAGATTATCAAATATATTTAATGTATCTGATTTAACATTTAATGAATATATTTTTGATATATATACTAAATTTGTTAATGTTCAAAATAGAAAAGTAATTGAAGCTAGTAATGGTATAAATTATCCTTCATTATATAAATTATATGAAGATTATTTATTAAGAAGTTATAGTGAAAATGGTATTTTATCAAAGCAATATGATATTAGAAAAATATTTAATTATATAAAGAAATTTCAAAACCAATACCAAAACTTTATGTTTCAATTAATCCCTGCAACAACAGTTCTTGCTGAGGATGGTATGAAAGTTAGAAATACTATATTTACAGAACAAAAATTCACATATAAACATGGTATTGATGATAGTTCCGAGTTTAGTAGTAATCAACCAATATTCACAGAAACATCATTAAATAATGCAAAACAAATTGGTATAAATTTTAATGAACCAATAGTAAATAAAACGTATATATTTAAATCATTAGGTATTGCTAATTTTACTGGTACAGATGGTATTACTACCAATACTAGTAATTTATTAATAAAAGTATCACAAACTATTAAACCAAAAGATAGATGGACAACATCATTATTTAGTTTTGATGTTCCTTCATTTACTATGTCAGGTGCAACAAAAATAGGTTCATTACCATCTAATAATAGTGTATATTATATTGATACAACAACAACTGGTAAAACACTATCATTTATTTTTACTGGTAATACAACATCATTAACTGGTATTACTGATTATGGTATCTTTAATTATAAATTATTTAATTATAATAATAGTACAACCGAATTTAATACTACATCAGTTTATGATAAAACTGTACCACATAGTTATTTTAGTGGTGGAACTAATTTATACACCGATATTATTAATAATACATCATTAACTGGTGACACTGAATATTTAATTAAATCATTTTATACATATAATAAAAATACTACAACTGGTGAAACAATTGATTTTTACACTAACAATGAACCTTACAATATATTTTCATTAGTTGATTACAGTAAAAATAAAGATAAATATGAGTTTTATTATGATTATAGTCAATACAAAAATTATACTGGTACAACATATACAACAGAATTAGATTATAATTCATTAAATTTCCCTTATAAAATATATGATTCATTAGAAGATTGGTATTTTGTTGCGGTTAAATCACCAGAAAAACCATCTTTATTAAATTTAACACCAAATACTAATGTAAGTGTTTTAGGTACGTATATTACTGAAACATTTTCACCAGACATTAATAGTAATGTAATATTATCATATATACCTAATGGTGATATAACATTAACATTAAACGGTATTACATTAGTTAAAAATATTGAATATAGTGGTGTTACAAGTGTTATAGCACCATTAACAGATAGATTATTTTATATTGCTATACCAACAATTACAACAGATATAGTAACAGTTTCTTATGTTATTAATAGTTTAGCATCTGAAATGATTAGTGAGAGTGAAGTTGTTAATTATACTATACCAAGCGGTACAACACAAATAGTAGGTAAAAAAATACTATATGATACAAGTATTAATAAATATGTATTCTTTTCAGATAATACAAATATTGGTGATACTAGTAGGGTACAAATAAGTTTAAATGGATTAATACAAGTACCAGTAACTGATTATATTTTATCTACATTAGTTAGTAATAAAATTATTATTAATACTAATTTACAAACTAATGATATTGTAACAGCTTATTATGTTGATAATAGTACAACAACAATATATACTATTACAACAAATCCATTTACATTTGAATGGTCAATAGGAAAACAAATACCAATTGAGAATGGTATTTTTACACTTAAATTTGCTGACTTAACAGATACAACATTTACAAATGTTTTAGCTACTGGAACTACACCATTTATATCAGGTGAAAATATATTTGATTTAACTGTTGATTTTAGTACACCACAATATAGCGGATTAACACTTGGTAATGTATATAATATAATGGTTGATAGTACTAGATATTTCACTGGAATAACTGGTACAATAGTTCCTGTAACTACTAGTAGTGATTACAATATGGTTAAAATACCTATTTAATAATAAAATATTAACATGGAAATAAATATAAAAAATGATTTTGATATTAAATTAATATCAACAAGTAAATTAATAAATGAAGTTGAAAATTTACATACAATTGATAATTCTGCCAAAATGTTGATAAATACATTACTAGAACAAATAATTAAACGAGATAATTTAAATAAATGAATTTAAAAATTGGTAATATTATAGTTAATAATTTAATTTACAAAATTAATTTTAATCGATTAACAAATAATAATATTTTTAAATTTAATATAATCGATAGCTACGGTTTTGAAATAATTAGTTCTAACTATGAATATATTTTCATTATTTTTGATAGTAAAATAATTAAATTAATTGATTGTAAACTTGATATCGAATCAAATAAAATTAATTATAAAAATATCCAATATTTTGATTAAAATCCAACCAATGATGTTAATTGACTAGTATAAGCTTTTAATTTTTCAGCAACAATAGATGTAACTACTGGTAATATTTTCTTTTTAATTAATTTAATTAATTCATTATATATTAATGTTGTAAATTTATTTTTTAAAGCTTTAATAACACAAATTATCATATTTTTATTATTTTTAATAACATCTAATTCATTATTAGGAAATAAAGAAGTAGCAGTATCTTTAATATAACACTCGGCAATATTTTGTACAATTAGAAATTGCGGTGATAATATTGCGTTTTTAACAATAATAAAACTAGTTGCTTTAACAATATCAGATGTTAATTTACTTTGCATAGCAGATTTATCTTTAAATTTTGATAAATTCTTGTTATTATTTAAAAACACTTGTCTTTTCTGTTTACTACTATCATCACTGTATTTAATATTAATATCAGAATCATTAATATTATTATTTAATGATGTACTAATTGAATCAATAGGGTTAGTAGAGTTAATTATATTATTAATTTCATCTTTTGAAAATGTAACTTCACCATAAGAACAATTAACATCAATTAAATTTCCTTTATTTGCTTTATCAATAGATGCTTGTAAATTACTTAAATCATTATCATCAAGATTAAATATATCATTATTAATGTCTTCACTATCAATAATTTTATTTAAAATAAGATTAGTAGTTTCATTTTTCAATATTTGGTTTTGAGTACTACCCATTAACTTATAATTACTACCAAATAATAATTGCAATACTTCACTAACAACTATTTTACTAGATATAAAATTAGTATCATCTATTATTTTATTCAATAAACTAATTTGTGTATCACCACCAATAATAGGTGTTAAAATAACATCCTTACCATCAAATGCATAATTATAAAAAGTATCACTAGCAATATTATTATCTAAAAAATTAATAATAGAATTATAAATCTGCCCACCTGCTTTTTTACTTTCAGTAAAAATAATATTATTACTATCTCTAATTTTTAAATTACCATTTGGGTCAATTTGAGAAATATTTATTTTTATTTTAATATTGATATCTAATAATTTATTATTACTAATATTTAAAACTTGATTTTTTAATTGTTCTTTTATAATTATATTAAATTCATTAGTATGTTTTACTATAATATCACTAATCAATTTTTTAGTGTTTTCAACACCTTGTAAAGTAGTTAATAATGATACAAAAAAAGGAATAATATCTTTTGTATTTAAATCAACATCAGGATTAAAAGAATCTAAAAAATCAAGATTATTTAATGTAGACAAACTATCAGATAAAGAATTTATCGATACAACTGAATCTAAAACTGATTTTTTATCTGAAATTAATGACATAATATACTTTATAATTAAATAGGTGTAAAATTAGATTTCGATATAATGAAATTATTTAAAATAAAAATAGGATTATATTAAAATAAAAATTGTATTATATTAAAATAAAAATTATATTAAAATAAAAATTGTATTATATTAGGAAATGTTATTTTTTTTAATTATTATTGTATTAAATAAATATTTTTACTATGGAAATTAATTTAAAGGAATTAGCAAAATTACAAAAATCATTAATGGAAACTGACATATCAGGTAAAACAAGTGATATTTTAAGTAATATTATTATAATGGTTTTAAACGATGAAAATTTTGTTGATGAAACCGATATTAATGATAATGATGAAATGCCTATTACAACAACCATAATGGTTAATACACTAATTAAAAATAAAATTTTAACAATTAAATAATATGCCAGTCTCAAAAAATAGAAAATCCCATGCGAAAAAAGCAGCTAGTTTTAAACAAAAAACTGTTGAAGCAAAGAAAAAACAAGAAAAACAATTCAGAACAATGGTTGATGAATATATTAAACAACAACAGGGGCTTAACGAACAACCTTCAGCAGAAGTAATTAACTAATTTTTTAAAAATGAGTAAAAGGTTAACTACGGAAGAATTTATTGAAAAAGCTAAATCAGTACATGGTAATAAGTATGATTATACAAATACAATATATATAAATAACCATACAAATATTAACTACTATTGTAATGAAACTGAAAAATATATAAACCAGTCCCCTAGAACTCATTTAAAATATGGTAAACCTAAATTAAAATTAGATAAAAATTCTTTCATACAAAAATCAAATAAATTATATAATAATAAATATAATTATAATGAAGTAGAATATGTAAATTTGCATACCAAAGTTAAAATTTATTGCGAAGAACACGGTATATTTGAACAAATACCTTCTTCACATTTAAATGGTCATAGTTGTGTTAAATGTGGTATTAATAAATTAAAATTAACACAAGAAGAATTTATTAAACGTTCAAATTTAAAACATAATAATATATATAATTATGAAAAAGTTATATATATAGGTAGTAATTATAAAGTAGAAATTATATGTAAAGAACATGGTTCTTTTTTTATAACGCCTAGTAGTCATATGAACGGTTCTATATGTAAAAAATGTGTTATAAAAGAACAAACATTTAGTACAGATTTTTTTATTGAAAGAGCTAAAAAAATTCATGGTGATAAATATAATTATGAAAATAGTAATTACACTAATAATCGAACAAAGATAGAAATAATATGTAATAAACACGGTATTTTTATACAAAATCCTTTAAATCATATTAAAGGTGCTGGTTGTCCAAATTGTGCTATTGATAATTTATTTTTAAATAATGATACATTTATTGAAAGGTCTATTAATTTTCATTGCAATAAGTATAATTACAAAAATGTTAATTATATTAATAATTTAACAAAGGTGGAAATAATTTGTAATAAACATGGTTCATTTTTACAAATTCCTTATTATCATATACAAGGTGCTGGTTGTCCAAATTGTCGCAATTCCAAAGGTGAAGAAAAAATATTTAATTGGTTAATAAAACATAATATTCTTTTTAAAAGAGAGAAAATATTTAATGATTGTAAATATAATAGTTTTTTATATTTTGATTTTTACTTACCTAAACATAATCTATGTATTGAATTTGATGGTAAACAACATTACGAACCTATCGAATTTTTTGGTGGTGAGGAAGGGTTTATTGAAACACAAAAAAGAGATAAAATAAAAAACGAATATTGTGTAATTAACAATATAAAATTAATAAGAATTCGTTACGATGAAAATATTGAATATAAACTAAATGAATTTTTTAAATTAAATTAAGATGGCTGTTTCAAAAAGTAGAACAAAAAAACCAACATATATTCTTGAAGAGGAAGGTGATTTTTCCAAACCAAGAACAAATAAAAAAAGTGAATACAAATTAAGGGCTACTGATATATTTTCATTAGATGATATTAAAAAATGTCCAATAATATTAACACCAGAACAAGAAGATGCTATTAAAATTATTAATAATAATGAGATATCTATAATTGAAGGTAATCCTGGATGTACAAAAACATTTACATCAATTATGGCAGCGTTATTAGCATTATCAACTAATAAATGTGAAAGAATTTATATAACTAAACCTTT